GTAAACTCTGTTATGAGATCCATTTCCTTTTGCAACTTCAAGATGCGCTCTTCCTCCAATAAGATTTTTGACTTGAGTGAGCCTATATTGCTTCTTGAATTGGCAATATCCTTGGAGATGCGGTGTACCCGAGTCGCCAACCTCCTTGCCGACAATAAAGTACTTGGTTGTATCCCCAAGCTTTGACAATATTCCTGTATACTCTTCATCTGTGTAATTATTTAATGTGAAGCACCAGTTTTTGGCTTGAGACATTTGTGTTGTGTTTTGTGTTGTGAAATGTTTTATTTATAGTGGTGGTGGTGTGTTAAGGGAAGCGGGGTAATACTGTACCCGCTTCCCACCATAGACCAATTCTAACACAAAAATAAGATTTATTATTTTATATATTTACAATACGTGCACGCAATTACAAGACTAAGTCCCTGGTGTTATAACATCACCAGTAAACGACAAATTAGAATATCCTATTAATCTAACACTTGATTGTAACGTTGTGTCCATGTCGGATGCCATTACCCACCATTGGTATCTCGAAGCGCCATTATTCCATATGTGTTGATCGACCTTTTGAATAGGCAACCGCCATTCTATAACAGATGTCATTAATGATTCCAGAAGCACCTCTTTTGTATACAGAAGTCGACCTAAACCTTTCTTATAATCTGGAACCATCGTAATATCATACCCCACATATTGTGGTGTAACAACATTCGTATAATCTGGTGTAAGAGCATCTTTGAACAGATGTACTTTAATATGCACAGGTGTAGCTGATTCGTTATACATTCTCAATCCTAGCATACCTCCTCTGATAATTAGATCACCTTCGAATATAGGAACTGGTAGTCCAGGGTCTATAGGTAGTGCACCAGTCGCAGCTACCCAAAATACATCTATTGCTGGCATACGCACAATTGTCATTGTATTAGATCCTACAGGTGTGCTAACACTTCCGGATCCGGCATAAGAAGATCGATAATGTTGAGAAGATAATGAATCACGCCAAAGCAAAGCTTTATATCTTCTTCTAGATAACCTTCGTGATCGGAATCGGAGTCCGAATCCGAAAGACGACTTTGAAGTAGCGTTAATCGTTCTACGAGGCCGCGTAATTCGTCGACGTTTGAATGGTCTTCTACCGAGGCCAGCACGTTTTCTTTTGAACCCGACATTTCTTCTTGTTCTATATCCTGGCATAGCATATAACTATACGGGATTTTTGTTCCTTACATTTTAACAGTGTGATATACAGTATTTATAGAATCTGGATTGCTTGCTCCTCGCGCCTATCGGCGCTGCGGTGCGTGTCGCGGCCTCGGATGGCCGCTCGCTCCGCGCGCAAGGCGCGCTCCAATAACATAAGAGAATTGGGTGTGCATGTCCACAGGTGGGCGATACCGGTTTCCCGACGCATTTGACACGATCAAGTAAATTGTTATAGAGTTCTGGAATATTAACTTTAATTAATTATAAAAATTACATTTCGATAAGTTCAATTCTGCGCATTAGAGCAGCAGTTTGGGGGTGGTGAGTCCCATCATCACCAGCAAATACAGATTCAGGATGAAAATTAGAAGTTACAATAAAATTATCAGCACATAACGCACACATATCCCCTTTTGTTTCCACATAGCATTTGTAGCGGTCGAACCATCGCAGTAGATGATTAATATCGATTCCTTTAGGGCCAAAGTCATCGATTATTACAGTTTTCTCAAAGAGGTACCCGTTCCACCATTTGGTGCGAGGCTCTTTAATGTAAGCCTCCGGCAATTCTTCATGGGCGAATTTGGACTTTCCGACTCCTGGAGCACCATAGATCCATCGAACTCGTATATTAGGCCGGGACTCTGCTGGGGCATGTCCCATGGAGTTTCGGAGTAAGGTGTGCCTTGACCACCAGTATACTCCGGGGTTGTCATCAGCGAATTTAGCCAGGCCAGATCTTCCGGATCCCAAAGCTGTTCTCCATTCTCCTGCAAGCTCGTCTCGATTCTTGCTTTTTTTGTTTGCATTTCTTTCTGGAGGTGTTTCTCCATGTTCATAGTAATCGTTTCCTTTTGAGCAGTAAACTCTGTTATGAGATCCATTTCCTTTTGCAACTTCAAGATGCGCTCTTCCTCCAATAAGATTTTTGACTTGAGTGAGCCTATATTGCTTCTTGAATTGGCAATATCCTTGGAGATGC